TACTGCCTTTTAAGACCTTCCCGCCTTGTTCGTTTACCTGTTTAAATGTCATCCAAGTATTAGAGTTAAAACCTTCAGCAACTCGCTCCATAGATAACATCACTGAATTAATCCCAGTGTAATACGTGCCTCTTACATTCTTAGGCAGATTAGTACCGCCTAAATTGGAAAGAGTGGTAAAAGGCTTAATCCAGTCCGTGCCATGATCTTGCATAGATTGAATAATCTTGTCAGCAATCTCAGACATTTTCTTTTGATTATAAGACATAATTACCTCGCAAATAATTAATTAACTGATTTTAATATCAATAATTTAAATTTGTCAAATAAAAAAACGATTGGCGGGGAATATTTTTTAAACCAGACAAATAAAGCAGAATTACATCCAGTCCAAATATTGCCAAATAAGATATAAAAGATAGAGAAAGAGAACTAATAGATAATTAAATTAATATAAATAGATATAGAAACATAAGACCAGCTGGAGACAGTGCAGATATAAAAGCCTTGATATATAATAATATTTTATTGGTGTTTACGTTTCATTACAATTCAGACGCAAATCCCTATAAATAATGCTTTTTAATAGACATCAACGACAGATATGTCCTTAGTTCTTATAATAGATGTTATGCAACAAATCCTTTTTACTGATAATTCTGGATAATTGGCTTAAAATATAGAGAGACACCACCCAACGGCAGTTTTTGTGTATATATGTATCTCATTTCAACTCAGAAGTCAACCCCTACGGGTTTTGGGGGGGTAGATTTTCTCTACGGGTTCTGATATATATAGGCTGTATGGGCTTTAAAATGGATTTTTGGGGGTATTTTGAAACGATATAATAGTCACCAAGTCTTTAACTGGAGTCACGAAGAACAAATCAAGTACCGAAGGTGTTATATTTGTGATCAATATGGTAGTTTTGGTATCAACGATAAAGGAGCATACTATTTTGTATGTGGAAAACATTATGAAAAAAACAAAGAAAACAGTAAAGAAAACAGAAAAGAAAGAAAAGAAAACAATTTTGAACTATTTTGAGGATGTAGCCCTCAGACAATCAACCTCTGATACCAAAGGAAGAGGACAGGTCAAAGGAAGAGATATAGACCGAATTAATGATTATCTAGATTCCAAGTGAAAAAAATAACAATCCCGTATAAGCCTCGTGAATTACAACAACAAATTCATCAGGGGATGCAAAGATTTAATGTTTTAGTCTGTCATCGAAGATTTGGAAAGACTGTCTTAACGATTAATGAGTTAATCAAGAAGTGCTTACAAAATCCACTTCCAAGACCTCGATATTATTATATTGCTCCTACGTACAGTATGGCGAAAAGAATCGCTTGGGATTATCTCAAGTATTATACCTCTGTCTTACCGAATATGGAGTACCACGAGACCGAATTAAGAGCCGATTTACCGAATGGGGGAAGAATCCAGTTATTAGGTTGTGAAAGACCAAATACCTTGAAAGGACTCTATATCGATGGTGTTATACTAGACGAGGTGGCCCAAATGCCACCGAAGATCTGGACTGAAGTGATTAGACCTGCCTTATCCGATAGAGAAGGTTGGATGATTGCGATTGGTACACCCACTGGGCATAATGCCTTTTACCAGTTATACGATCATGGTAAACATACCGAAGGGTGGTTTACTGGTCTTTACAAAGCCTCTGAAACAGGAATTATTAAGCCTTCCGAACTAGAAGAAGCAAGAAAAATGATGCCACCAGAGATCTATGAGGCAGAATATGAATGTAGTTTTGAATCTAATGCCATAGGAGCGATTTACTCTCAAGGATTAGCAAAATGTGATGAGGAAAGCAGAGTAACCAAGATTCCCTATGATAGCACTTTACCTGTTGATACTTTTTGGGATTTGGGGATGGCTGATAAAACAGCGATTTGGTTCGTTCAACAGAAGGGCCATGCGATACACGTTATTGACTACTTTGAGGACTCGGGAGAGAGTCTAGAATATTATGCAACAATTATCAGAGACAAGGGATATAGCTACGATACCCATTATTTCCCTCACGATGCCTCTGTGAGAGAACTGGGAACAGGTAAATCAAGATTAGAGATTGCTCAATCACTCGGACTCACGACATCCGTTGTACCGAAAATGTCGGTGGATGACGGAATTAATGCAGTACGTATGATATTATCTAGATGTTACTTTAATTACGAAACAACAAAAGATGGATTAGATGCCTTGAGACAATATCGATGGGCAACAAACGATAAAGGTGAAACAAAAAACAGACCGCAACACGATTGGACATCTCACGCAGCAGATGCTTTTCGTTATATGGCAGTCGGTTTAAACGAAACAAAACAATGGAGCAAAAAGATCGAATATAAATCTATAGGAATTGTATAATGGATGAATTTAAATTAAAAGCGATGATCTCCCAAGAGATCGATAACTCTTTGGGATATTATGGTGGCAAACTTACTGAACAAAGAAGAAAGTTTTTAGAATATTACTTAGGTGAACCTTATGGTAATGAAGTCGAAGGTCGATCTCAAGTTACTTCTCAAGACACCTTAGAAGTTGTTGAAAGTGTATTGCCTTCGCTAATGAGAATTTTTACTGCGGGTGAATCGATTGTGGAGTTTACACCTGTAGGCCCTGAAGATATCGAAACAGCAGAACAAGCTACCGATTATTGTAACCATATCTTGATGAAAGATAATCCTGGTTTTATGACATTGCATACTTGGTTCAAAGATGCACTCATTCAAAAAAATGGTTTTATCAAAGTCTTTTGGAATGAAGCGATTGAAGAGAAAAAAGAAACATACGAAAATTTAACAGAGATCGAATATCAATCTCTTCTTGCGAATGATGAAGTAGAGTTAATTTCTAAAACAGAAAACATCATGGAAGAAGAAGTGATGGATGAGATGGGCAACCCCCAAATGTCTCAACAAAAATTCTATGATTGTGAAGTGAAGAGAAAAAAGACTGTCGGTAAAGTTCAAATAGAAAATGTACCACCCGAAGAGATGCTCATCTCGAGAGAAGCAAAAGATTTACAAACAGCAGACTTCATTGCTCATCGTGTCACCAAAACAAGATCACAGTTAGTGAGAGAAGGTTTTGATCGTGATGTAATTATGTCCTTACCTGCGTTTGACGAACAAGTTTACAACGAAGAAAAAACTTCAAGAAGAATTTATGACGATCAAGCTCCTTATGAACAGAGTAGTGCCGATCCGACAATGGAAGAAGTCATGGTTACGGAATGTTATATGCGAGTGGATTCTGATGATGATGGTGTTGCTGAGTTAAGAAAGATTACAGTGGCTGGTCAAGGTTATGAGATTTTAGATAACGAAGAAATCGATCACGTTCCTTTTGCAACTCTCACTCCAATCCCCATGCCACATCGATTCTTTGGTTTATCCTTGACTGACTTAACAGCAGATTTACAGTTAATTAAAACCACAGTGTTAAGACAAACACTCGACAATATGTACTTACAAAATAATGCACGTACTATTGTAACCGATGGACAAGTTAACTTAGACGACTTACTGACTTCTCGACCTGGTGGTATTGTTCGTGTCAAATCACCTAATGCAGTACAACCATTCCCAACTCCTAACTTCTTAAATCAAGGTTTAAGTATGATGGAGAAAGTTGATCAGATTAAAGAACAACGCACTGGTGTTAGTAGAACACAAATGGGTGCAGATCCCGACTTAATTCAAAAGTCACATACCACTGCTGCTTCAACAAGAGCATTAATGAACGCTGCAACTCAGCGTATTGAAATGATTGCTCGTGTCTTTGCAGAAACAGGTGTTAAAGAAATGTTTAAACTCATCTATGCGAATGTAGTAAAGTATCAAGAAGCAGAACGTATTGTTAGACTCAGAGGAAAATATATTCCTGTTGATCCTCGTTCATGGGTATCTAACATGGACTTAACGATTAGTGTAGGATTAGGTAATGCCGATCCCGAACAACGATATGCTGCTTTGGCTCAGATATTAGCGATTCAAGAAAAATTAATTCAAGCGGGTGGAATGGGAACATTGGTAGATGCAAATAAAATCTACAATACCATTTCTAAGATTGTCGAAGTTGCTGGTTATAAATCACCAGAACAGTTCTTTATCAATCCTGCTAACGTACCACCACCACCACCTAAACAACCAGAACAAAATCCATTAGTGGGTGTGGCAATGCAAGAACTTGAACTTGAACGTCAAAAAGCAATGGCAAACATTCAAATACAACAACAAAAGTTAGAAGCTGATATCGCTCTGAAAAGAGAAAAGATTATGGCTGACTTAGAGAAAGAAAAAATTAAAAACGAAGGCGACATACAAGAAGCCTTAATTAAGAGAGGAATGAGATGATAGGAAACGATCCTAGATACCAAGCAATCATTGATGCTTATAAAGCTGGTCAATTACAAACAACAGCACCCCAATACAACCCTATTTATGATATTAGAACAGAACAAATTAAAGCGGGTGAATTACCACCAGGATCAAGATTTCCTAATCCTCAACTTCCTACACAACCACCAGCTGAAGATACTCCCGAAGAACCTTTTGATCCTTGCCCTCCAGGATATCAATTAATTGATGGTGTCTGCCAACCCGATACGATGTTCGATCAAGGCGGTGGAGATGGTGGGTATCAAGGCCCAGAAATAGATAGAGCACAATTAGCAGTAGATAAAATGGCAAAAGATCCTACGATTGGTTATGGTGCGTCAAGTATTTTGGATGATTATATTTCTCCAGGTTTAGGAGAAGGTACTTTTGTTTCATTTGATCCTAGCATTGGAAGATTAGGCTCTGGTTCTCTTAGTCCATTTTTAAATATTGGTGGTGCTATTTTAGATCCTATTTTAGGTTTACCTTTGCGTAGAGAAAATTTATACAATCAAGCATTAAATTTTATGTTAGAGAATAAATATGGAAAAAAAGTAGGGAATGATTTGTTTAAGTTTTATTCACCTACGGAATACTTTAGTCAAGTTGCTGGAGACGTTATTTATCCTCAAGGTAATAGACAAGGAGCAACAGGCGTTACTGTTGCAGATGCGGTACGACAACTACAACAAGCATCTCAAGCAAGTGAAGGCGGAGGTGCTCCAATAGCAGAAGATTTAAGTGGTGGTTTATTATATACATCTCCTTTAACAACCCAAACTAGCGATGGAAAAAGGGTAAGAAACGAACCTGCCTATCGAGCTGCTTTAGCCAGAAACGTAAAAGCAAATCCAACAAAATTTAGAAGTAATGTTGGTGGAACTGGAAAAGCTGGATTTATAGGCGGTAGATAATTGGATTTACAAAAACAAATTTCTAGAGGACAACAAGCTAAAGACATTTTAGAGAATCCTCTATTACAAGATTCCTTGAAAGCAATCAGGAATAAACTTGACATTGAATGGAAGAACTCACCCCTGAGAGACGTTGAAGGTCGTGAAAAAATATTCTTCCTAGTCAAGGCTATCGATGAGTTCGAAGCAATGTTAATTTCAGAAATGGAAACTGGAAAACTAGCTTCTGAACAACTCAAATAATAATCATAAAAGAAAGGTAAATATACCATGATAGACAATCCCAATGGGGAATCTAGACCTATCTACAATACTGTAGATCAAGCACAATCTGCATTTGCTAACTTGTTAAACGCCACAGACGAGAGCCAAGAGCAGACAACAGAATCAGTCGAAGCAACACAAGACGAACCTCAAGAGGTTACCGAGAGTGAAGTAGAAACTGGGGAAGTTGAAGAACAAAGTCAATCCGAAGATCAAACTGATGACTATAGTGAAGAGGCACAAGAAGAGGAAGCCAAATACGAAATCAAAGTAAATGGCAAACCTGTTGAAGTTACCCTCGATGAACTCATGTCTGGTTATCAACGAGATGCAGACTATCGAAGAAAGA